GAAGAAGTAGCTGAGGAAACAGAAGAAGAAGTAGCTGAGGAAGAGACAGAGGAAGAAACTGCTGAGGAAGAGACAGAAGAAGTAGTTGAGGAAACAGAAGAAACTGCGGAGGAAGAGACAGAAGAAGAAGGAGTATATGAGATATCGGTTAACGGAAAAAGATATTACACCACCAATGAAACCAATGGAACAATATATGAACTATTGGAAGACGATGATGTAGGAGAAGAGATAGGTAGGTTTGTGAATAAACAAATTGTATGGAACGCATAAAGGCGCACTAGTATAATTTTTCAAGAACAATAATACGTACATTCATATGGAATAAAATTCTATATGAATAATATTTAGATGTTTTCACGTCTATTCTCTTGTAGTAAAAACCCTGTAGACTAGACGTTAAAATGGACACGTTTTTTCTTAAGTGTTTTATGTGTAGGAGACAAGAGAATTCCAACAATATTTCCACCTCTCTTGCTTGTATAATTACGCTTTGCGCCTTTCTTTCGGTAAGAAGTCCGACGAAACTTTTTAGATAATTTCAATACGGTATTATTGCCGCCTTTTATTGCGGTTGCTGGTGCGGTCGGTCCATCGGAAAAAATGCCCTTTTCGAAATTAGTAAAATCGCGATATGGATTTACGAGTGAAGACATTTTAGAATATAATACATGATTGAACATATTGGACAACGCATCGTCTTTTAACAAACAACGATTTTTTCCCGTGTCAAACTTGGATTTCTCTATAGTATCAATCAATACATATATTTCAAAATACGAGCCGGATAATCCACCCTTTGCCTCCGACGAATATGCGCTTTGTACCACATTTACTCCAGTATACATTAAACTGGTATCCGGGGGCAGCATTCCTTTTCGCAACACATAAAAGTTGTACACATTCTGAAAAAACTCCGCTGCGTCTTTTACAGATGGGTTATCTGTTTCCAATATTCGTTTCGCAGTTAATTCATTTAATTTCAGTTTCAAATTTAAATTTGTAGTTTCGCGGATTGGAAAAGACACATTGTTTCTGCTGGAAATAATATCCTCACTCATTTTGGCAAAATTGCTGTAATTATTCGAAATGTACTGAATGACGTCTCGTTCTTCCTTAGGTTTATCGGTATCATCTTTGTTTTTCAGTTTCATATCTAACGACGGAATTTCATTGGTCATAAACTTATCAATAATATTTATAGCACGTAAAGCAATTGCGTTATCATATAATACAGTTAATTTAGCATTATATTCGCTTCCAATATTAATAGGCGCGTCCGTTTTGGAGTTTTGACGCATTTCAATATAAATCCGAATTATTCGAGAAAGAATGTCTTCTAATGTGGTGTCTTCGTTTTTTTTTGCGACCAATGAACGACTTATTTCGTTATTTTCTTTGGTATCTAACATTTGATTTAAATATTTATGGTATTTTGAAATAGTAGCAATCGCACCAGATTTAAGGTCTATACGAAAAGGTTCTAGTTGCGTTAAAATAGTGTCGATGCTCTGTTTTTTCATGTTTAAAGAAGCAGAATAACCCATTTTAGATGGGTCTTCATTTTGTATTTTTTCATATAATTTGTCGAAAAATGTAGGTGTAGCGGGTGGTGGTGGTGGTGTAGCGGGCGGTGATTGTGGTGGAGACTGTGGTAGTGATTGTGATGGTGGGGGTGCGGCAGGTTGTGCTGGTCTGGGATTATACAGTCGGTTTAATTCAATGTAGAACTTATACAGTTTATTTATATACTCTGTTCGAATACGTCCAATATTCCCCTGACGCATAATAATCGCACTATTATATTTTTTTAAAAAGTCTAAGTACACGGGATGATTTACTATGTCGTTTACCCACACAACGTCCGCAACAATATGTGTTTGTCCATTTACCTTTAATTGCCCAGTATTGGGATATAAATTGAAATACTTAAGGTCATCCAAAATATTCGTATTTGTATTTTTCAATACATAGTGGTGAAACGAAGAGGAAAATGTTTGGTTCAATGAAGGTTCGATTGGAAACAATAATTTTAACATACACTCCACATTATACCTGCCATTTTCATCGATTTTTCGTATTTTTTCTTTTGTTTCTTCATCCGATGGAATTTCACCTAATTGATAAATGATTGTTTCGTCTACATAATTGCGTGGATGTTTCATTAATACACGTTCAAATTTATTACGGCTAAAAAAGAATTCTAATACGTGAACATAATCTGTACCAAATAATATGTTGTATGGTATTTTACAACTGCTTGTAAAATATGGATATTTAGAGTCCACATTATTTGCGTCTTTCATTGTAGGATGGTCAAGCATATCATACGTAAATTCTTGATAGGGTGAGTTGAAATCTGTATTTAATTTAACCATAATTTTGATCGGTTGCGGAATAATTACAATGTCCGTTTTTTTTTCTGTGGATGATGATTTTTCATTCGTTGTTGTGGATGATGGTTTCCCATTCGTTGTTGTGGATGATACATTATGTTGTCCATTCGTTGTTGTTGCTGATCGTATTTCATTAACACCATCTAGTAAAATATCGTCCGTATTAACCGCATCATTATTCATAATTATCAACACTCACTATTATAATAAACACACATATTATTGTTTATTATCCAATCCAATACCAAGAAATAACATAGGCGTTATGTTATTTTTCACAATCACGCAACTTCTCTATACCCATGGATGATATGGCTCGTCATCCAACAATAAGTTCCGGGAAACACTTCTATCCACCTTCATTAAATGTGGCGGAATGTATTCCCGGTCTTGCGTGGCTATCATATTCGCCACACCTTCTCTCCCATCCTTCGCTTCCTTTTGTTTCTTCGCCCGTTCCAACAACTCCGTCGCATCTTTTACCTGTTGGTCGGTTATAACCTCCCGTTCTTTCTCTAATTCCGCGTGATAGGAAGTGAATTTTTCCGATAAACAACACAGCGGACTTTCTTCATTCCACAGGTATTTAATAAACACAATGAAAACCGCCGTTATAAACAACGCAACATAAATATCACGGGTTCCCATCCACGCCATCGCGAACACTAAAATATCCCGACTAAAGGTATATTTTAAATATGCTTCCATCGATTTGCTCAACTTAAACACCACAAATTTAGATGCTATGTTCATGACGATAATAATCACCCCCGCAAATATCTTGCTATTGTTCATAACCATCACTTTGTCATTACAAAAAATCAACATATTCATAAACGCGTCCCACATCGTTTTGGGTTTCCGATATACCGCTCCGCCGACAGTAGGTGGAGTAGCGTTTGGAACATTCGGCGCATTCATTCGTATATTGTGTATAGGTATACAATATAAGAACATTTCCATTTGTCCACGCTAACAACATAATATATAACTACCATTCTCCCCAATATTCCGCAAACAAATGGGGCAAAGACGCAACCCCGTATATCGCAGTTTGCATTCTCTCCCATTTCCAGTCGATAGAGGACGCTTCTTTTGAACTCTTTGGCCGCACCAATTGTTCTTCCGACGCCAAACGTTCTTCTATAATATTAAAATCGCATCCAGTATCGCATGGATTACATTTCTTGTCTCCCATTTCTATTTCTCTAAATACATGGTCGGCCATTTCCGGACGCACTGGCTGACCCTTGAAATGCGGTTTGCCATTTACACACACTTGTTTTCGGAATGCCGCCTTCAGTTTCTCCTTTTTGTCCGCCCCACGTAAAATGTCTTCGTTCTGCGAATTGAACGAAATAAAGGGAGTATATGAAAACGCCTCAACGGATGTCGCATCGAACGGCAATAAACCAGCAAATGCTTTCTCTGCTGACAGAATGCCGCTAAATGTTTCGGGCGCAATATCCGAAGCCATTTCATTTGGCTTCGGGTCTGCGGTCTTGCCCGCATCCATACCGGCATACATTTCTATATCGCTATTCCAAGGAACCACATCCAAAGACGAAAATGAATGTCGCCACGTATCATTTAGCGTATTTTCCACTATTTCGCTCTGATAATAGAAGAGAATAACCGCACACACGAATAGTCCATATACGAATTTCTGCTGGGTATAATACAATATTAAACAAACGGCGATGAGTTTTCCTAAAACGGTTTTGCTGAACAATATGGTTTCTTTAGGGAGAGTTGCGAAACTAAATATTAAAAATATAGGTATAAAATCGGTAAGCAGGGTGTGTATTCTCTTATTATCCATATGGTTTGTCGTATTTCGTTTGTATATAGTATGAGAATAAATAGATGATTTTAGACACAATCCAACAGAAACCCGCAAAATATATTCTACCGATTTTGTAAAGTAATCACTCCCAAAAAAGTATGTCGCTTTTATCCACAGCATCTACTTGGACAAATGAAAACGACACTCCTAAAAAAAGAACACCATCTATTGGATTGAAACACCTGACTTCTGCGGTTCAAACGCCTCTTTCTGAAACGGGGTCTCTTTTTGCTGCCACTGAAAACGCGAATTCTCGCGCAACCGCACCAGTTCCAAACATCGAGCAATTAACTCAATACAACCAATCACGTAATCAGCGAGTTCATGCTGTATTGGAAAATATGGCCATTTCTGAAGACAATGTGGGAGATAAATTGGGTAATTTCAATCCTCTCCCTCGTCCCGCAATGATGAAAGGCAATGGTATGTATCCATCTACCACCGACGCCAAGACCACGCGACCGCCCGACAACGTTCCTGCGGAAGAAGCATTTACACCACTACAAAACGACTTACAGACACCGCCTCCCCAAATCAATATGCAACGCAATTATGCGGGGGTTTCTCCTATGCCTAAAATACCGTCGTCGTATGGAACGGGACAACCGCGTAATCATACACAAACGCCCGCTTATTCTAATTATCATACTGTATTTCAAAACGCATCCAATCGCAACCCAGCCAAACGCACACTATCTCCCGAACGGGGAGAAATCGATAGTCGATTGTTGGAAAAAATCAACTACATGATCCATTTGTTAGAAGAACAACAATTGGAAAAAACGAATAATGTCATGGAGGAGTTTATTCTGTATTCGTTGTTGGGGGTATTTATGATATATGTGTTGGATTCCTTTGCTCGCGCGGGGAAATATGTGCGATAGGAAGTACATGTAATTTATTCATATGCTTGAAATATGAATAAATACGTCATCTGTTTCTTTGGATGAAAGAACACCCTTGGACACACCATAAAATTGAAATAAAACGCATACAGACATGACTATAACAAATACTTATCAAGAATATGGAAACATTGAATATGGATGAATACATCGCATCATTACCTCATGATATTTTACAGATTGATATTAGTAATAAAAACCTTACTCGACTACCAGATTTAAGCCGATTTACATGTCTGA